GCCCGTTACAAACGTCTCCGTCGTGGCTCTGCTATTCAGCGATATGCTGGATATAATACCCGTCGCTTTCGTCCTCGTGCTGGTGTTGCTCGATCTATTTCTCGCTCTCCTGGGTTTCCCATGTTGCTAAGAATGAAGCATGTGTCGATCTTCAATGTGGAGCTTCCTCTCACCGCTGAGCATACCCCGACCAGGGTCTTTGTCCATGCTAATGGCCTTACCGATGTCCTTGTCGGCGGCTCTGCCCCAGTTCCCTCCAACGTCGCTCTCATGCGCACCATCTACAACCATTACCGTGTCGTCGGTTCCAAGATCACGTTCATCCTCACCCAGTCCCAGGCCACCCGCACCGACGCCTGGTCCGGAAACTTCGTTACCTACATTGATGACAATGCCGTTAACAACCGCGGTTGTGATCAGCTCGCCATGATTCCAGGTTCCCGCCAGAAGATTGTTCCCTTTCCCGCCCGTGGCCAGACCACTATGGTACGCAAATGGTCCATGAAGAAGACTTTCGGAAAGGACGCTCCCATCGCTAGCCTCCAGTCCCTCGGTACCTCCAACCCTTCTGAGAACTCTTACTTTCTCCTGGCCGCCGGCCGCCAAGAACCCGCCGCCTCGCCCAGCCCTGCTGTCATCTCCTGCCAGATCCGTGTCCAGTACACTGCTATTTGGTCGGAACGACAGGAAATTATTCTTTAAACTCCACACACGTGAATCGTCTCTCCAACGGCTTCAAATCTCTCGGATCGAACCAGATCTCGCTCGGGTGGTAGTTGCTCGTCACGATGATTCGCAGCGGTCGAATCTTTTTCCCACCCCCCTTGTACTCCACCACAAACGGGTAACGGTCCACCCACAACTTTAGGTAATGCACCAACACGTCGTGTCTTTTGTCAAAGTCCTCGATGATTACAGTCTCCTCGTCGTCGTACAGTTCCCACCACTTGTTGCACCCTTTCAGGTATGCGTGCGGCCAGTCCTCTCTCGCCTTTCTAGACTTGCCAGTCCCTGATGCGCCCCAGTACCAAAACATCTTCTCCTCGGTGTCCACCAACACACGCTTCATCTGCTCGCGCGCACGAATGTAGTCCAAGTTTCTCGCCTGCGTAATGGCAATGTGCGAATCCGTAATGTGCTCTCCCGCCATCGCTTCTTTACGCGCCAAGTCCCAGCGCTCCTTTTCTACTACACCTCCGGAACGTCCTGGATCGTTCGGCCTGTCTCCACTCTCAAACAACTCGCCGCCCTCCTTGGTGATGTAGTTGTAGTTCTGTGTCGCGTTCCCCTTGGCTTGCTCCCAGTGCGGCACCTTACCCCACATCTCCTTCATCTGCTTCAGTGACTTGAGCCCGTCGAACACGATGTACCCTTGCATGTGCGGAGTCCCGCTCTCTCCTACTTCCTTGCTTACTAGCAGGTATCTACAGTCCTCGATGGTGACCGAACCCCACTCCTCGTCCGTGTAGTTGTTCCACGTAAAGCACCAGTGCTTGCTTCGCTTTGACATTTTGTGATTCTAATATCTTCGGCGGAATGTTTTGTTCGCGAACAACTCTGTAGCCGTTCATCCAGACTCTCCACCAAATCTCCACCAGTCTCTCCAACCAGGGCTACCCCACCCGCGGGAAGCGGAGGGACCGTCTCCAGACCCCCCCTGCCCTAAACACACCGACAACGTATCAATACGGGGCTACCCTTGTCACCTATGAAGCCAAAGGTGACCGGGTCTGGGTCAGTATTACCCCAGACCCCCAATATCAAGTATCAATATCAAAACACAAAGTTGTGTCACAAATTATGGCCGTTAAACGCCGTCGTTCGGTTCTCGCGCGTCCAGGTCTCCGCCGATTCAAGCGCTTGCGACGTACTGGCTCTTATGCTCGATCTGCTCCCCGTCGCTTTCGTCCTCGTGCTGGTGTTGCTCGATCTATTTCTCGCTCTCCTGGGTTTCCCACTTTGCTAAGAATGAAGCATGTGGCTATCTTCAATGTGGAGCTTCCCCTAGCCGCCCTCGACACCCCCACCAAGATCTTTATCCATGCCAATGGCCTTACCAATATCCATGTCGGCGGCTCTGCCCCAGTTCCCTCCAACGTCGCTCTCATGCGCACCATCTACAACCATTACCGCGTCGTCGGTTCCAAGATTACCTTCATCCTCAACCAGTCCCAGCTCACCCGCCAAGACGCCTGGGCCGGCAACTTCGTTACCTACATCGACGACAACGCTGCCAACAACCGCGGCTGTGATCAGCTCGCTATGATTCCAGGTGCCCGTCAGAAGATCGTCTCCTTCCCCGCCCGTGGCCAGACCACTATGGTACGCAAATGGTCCATGAAGAAAACCTTCGGAAAGGACGCTCCCATCTCCAGCCTCCAAGCCTCCGGTGTCTCCAACCCCGCTGAGAATTCCTTCTTTCTCCTAGCTGCCGGCCGCCAAGAACCCGCTGCCAGCCCCGGCCCCGGTATCATCTCCTGCCAGATCCGTGTTCAGTACACTGCCATTTGGTCGGAACGACAAGAAGTTATTCTTTAAGTTTCTTAAACTCCACACACTTGAATCTCTCCATAATCGGCTTTAGGTCCCCCTCCACATCGTGCCAAATCTCGTTCGGGTGCTTGTTGCTCGTCACAATGACCACCTTAGGGCGCATCAGTCTCGACCCGCCCTTTACCTCTCCCAAGAAGGGATAACGATCCCCCCAGATCTTCAGATGGTGCACCAACATTTCATGTCTCTTGTCGAAGTCCTCAATGATTACGTACTCGTGGTCCTCGTATTCGTCCCACCACTTGTTACACGCCTTTCTGTACGCCCCCGGGAACTGCTCCCTGGCAGCTCGGGACTTCCCCGTTCTACTCTCACCCCAGTACCAAAGCATCTTCTCCTCCGTGTCCGGCAACACCCTGTTGCGGAGTGCTCTTTCTCTGTGCCAAAGGCACGTCTTTCCATGAACGAACGCAATCTGTGCGTCTTCCTGTTCTTTTCCTTCGCGCGCCAACTTCAGTGCCGTCGCCCATTTCTCCTGTTGGGAAACGCCCCCACTTCTCCCAGGATCCGCCGGCCTCTCGCCCATCTCGGCAATTTCGCCCCCCTCTTTAGCGATGTACGCGTAGTTCGAGCTTGCATTACCCTTTGCCGGCTCCCAATGTACCTTGTCGTTAAACAACTCCTTCATCTGCTTGAGAGACTTCAACGAGTCGAACACAATGTACCCCTGTAGGTGCGGAGTCACCCCCTCGTCACCCAGCTCCTTGCTCACCAGGATGTACTTGCACTCGGTCAACGTGATCCCGTTCCAGTCCTCATCCGTGTACTTATGCCACGTGAAGCACCAGTGCTTGCTCCGCTTTGACATTAATTTGTGATTCTAATATCTTCGGCGGAATGTTTTGTTCGCGAACAACTCTGTAGCCGTTTCACCAAACTCTCCACCAAACTCTCCAACCAGAGCAACCCCACCCGCGGGAAGCGGAGGGACCACGTCCCAGACCCCCCTTGCTCTAAACACACCGTCTACGCCGAAGGCACCGCGCGAAGCGCATCCGGTCTGGGAACAGTATTACCCCAGACCCTCAATATCAAGTATCAATATCAAAACACAAAGTTGTGTCACAAATCTATGGCTTCTAGTCGCAAGCGTACTCGTACCTCCCGACCAGGTCTTGCCCGTTACAAACGTCTCCGTCGTGGCTCTGCTATTCAGCGATATGCTGGATATAATACCCGTCGCTTTCGTCCTCGTGCTGGTGTTGCTCGATCTATTTCTCGCTCTCCTGGGTTTCCCA